TGCTTTTGCTAAGAACTCATCACCAACAACTTCCTCCCCTACAGTAAAGTCTCCTGCACCACCAGGATCCATTACCAGTTTGATTGCATTGTCAAAGAGTTGTTCTATTGCATCAATCTCAGTAATTCCAGTATCAAAGTCATCACTACCAACCTCATAGATCTCAGCAGTGATAGCATAGAATTGGATCTTACCAAATTGGAAGAATGGTTCTTCCTTACCAACAAATTTAATTTCGTAAATGTCTTGTGTTAATGGGAAGTACAGTAAGTCCCCTTCATTAGGTCTAGAACTTACTGTGAGATTGGGATTATGATCTGCTACCTCTTCATCCCAACGTCTTGTAGACACACGGAAGATAATTTCGTCTGTAATTCTTAAACCGAACTTGGAGATGAACTCAGAGTTGTCACCAAAACCCATGACGTTCTGTAACAACATCTCAATTTGGAATTGTTCTTGATACTTAGTGTATCTAACTTCATCCAGAGTGCTGTCTTGTAGAACTATCTTGGGGATATAGTAAATATCTGTACCAAACAGTTTGATTTGCTCATCCACAAGATCCTGAACGAGACCTTGTTCGCCACTGTGACCTTGATAGTATGTTGGAAAATAGGAACTGGTAGGCATTTTATCCGATCATATCCATAGGGGGAATTGCATACTTACTGAGAACTTCGCTTTCGATTTTCTCAATTTCTGCTAGTGCGTCTGTATATAACTCTCTACCGTTAAGCGTGATGCCGCCAGGTAACTGAACGTTGTTGTACTTAATTAAGTTCTGACCCCACTGCTTCTTTAACAAAGCTGTGGCATACCGTTTAACAAACAAATCATTGTACATCTCAGTAGCATCATTGGGGTCAATCATGCGATGACATTCAATAAGGATATTAGATTCTTTTTTCAAGAAATCCTTATCTAGATCCATATAAAGACGATCACGACGTGCTGTGAATCTAAACTGCTGGAAACTTCCATTGTTTAGAACCATATCTAGAGTTTCTAGATATTGCTTAGTCATATAATAGTTGAGGATATCAAGTGATCCAAATGCATAGAGATCATTCAGGAACATTTGATACTCAATACCAAATAGATTTGAACGGATTGAGTTACTGACAAGACCAAATACTTTACTAATACCAGTTACATGGGATGGTATAGGTATATAATTTGTAGTCTCTTTCCAAGTTACAGTATCGGCCCCATCTGTTTTGGTTGTGGATACACTAGCTGCAAACCTAGTTTTATCGTCTTCAGTTAATTCGTGATATAAAAAAGCACGCTCCATACCGTTGTAACAGTTCTCTTGAAAAAACTGAACGGTATCATCAATTACATTATTTACCTGTTCGTCATCAACATTAACCTGCAATACAGGTTCACCCAATTGCCTCTTGCAATATGTGATGAGATCAGCTCTTGAGTTTGGAGATGCCATTACACACAAAAAATCCCTTCGTTCCTATTTAGGAAGGTTCGATGCTTGCAGGTGATGCTTCAGTAGGAGGTTCTGTAGGTTCTTCCTGTCCCTCTCCAGAAAGTAATCCAATAGTCTCTAGACCACCTTCTAGTTTAATTTTATATTCTTTTGCTTTCGCTAAGTTTGTTTCCAGTTCGCCAATTTGCTTTACAGTAGTAGCAATTTGTTCTTCAAAATTCTTTTTGAGTTGTTCGGGATCCATGGTCATTATTATCAAATATGATATTGTATACTGTATTTATCATGTTGGAGAAACCCTATATGAATACTTATCATCAACAATTAATGAAGGCATGAAATTCATAGAGATAGAAACTCTACCATCTTTTCTGTTATCAGAATAACCATGGGTAAGATTAGATTGCCATAGCATCACCTCTCCTTCAGAAGGGTGCATGATAACATCACAGTTATATTTCCCTAGCTTATTCATGTCTGGTAGCAATGAAATTGATGGTGCTTGTGAATGAGTAGAACCATCTGGATGTCTGAAAAATAATGGTGCATGTCCTTCTTCATGACAAACATAATATGTTCCAGATATAAATGCATTAGTATGAAAATGTGGATACTGACTTCCACCAGTATCACATAAATTTAACCAGCTATCAGTAATAATCATTCTCTCAGGAAGATCATATCCCAAATCATCAGCAACAAAAGAAGTACATTGATCTTCTAACCACTGTTTAAATTCTGACATTTCTTTTCTGTGTAGAAATGATCTACCAGATGTATTGTCGTAATGATGTAGGTTGTTATCCATTGCATTAGTGATCATATTTTCACCTGTCATCATGTCGATAATTTCTTTCTTTACAACATCACTATTTGGGTAAAGTTCTCTACCAATAACTTTAGGAAAAATATCAATTAAATTCATTATTTTTTTAATACAAAAATGTTTATTCCATTCCACCAAGAATTTGTATCTTCAATTTCACCAGTAAGAATACTTCTTTCATACAAAACTGTAATCTTATTCTCTTCAATAAAATCTTTTGTCGATGTCAATACACCATCAAGGTTTGCATCATCAACCACTAATATAAATTCATTCTCTGTATATTGAAGAATGTGATTTAAACAACTTCTCTGTACATTCAATTCATGATCTGCGTCATAAAAAATAGTATTTACTTTTTTATCTAAATTTTCTTCTGTAGCTTCACGGATATCACCATTTAAAATTGCAATGTTGCTGTTGTCTGTCCATACAGATTTTACATTCTCAATGAAAGTTTCAATAGATCCTTCTTCATCATCCCATGGAATGTCTTCTCTGATTGGTTTGATATCTACATCACGCCAATGATCTGCTGCATAAGCAGTAATATCATTACCTTGAATTGCTGCACAGAATGTGCTGCCATTAAACACACCAATTTCTAGATACTTTGTATCCTCGTAAGAACATAGATTGTTGAGGAAGTGCCTTACCTTATCAGAAGTTAGACCCTGAATGTCGTGATCAAATTTTGACTTCCCTTCAATAGCTTTATCAATAGAGTCTAAACATCTGGTTACAAATGGGTGACATACTCTCTCTTGTTTTTTAAGATGTGCTTCAACAACTGTATCGCAATAATTACATTCCCAGCAATCAAACTTACAATTTTTAATTTTATCTCTCCATATATCAATGGGACGATCTTTCATATTAAGATCTTCCATGTATACATTCATACGTGGGAAGAGAATTTCATCACCATCATTCCATTTTTTAATGATGTCCATAGACTCCATTAATCTGATAGCACTTTCTCTACCATGCATTTTAAATACATCAATACCTAGATCAAGAAACTCTTGCCAGTCTTCTCTCCATGGCGGAATGTTTGCTGCTTTAAGAGATGCTGATGATTCTGTTACATCCCAAGTAGAACAAGATACTCTACTGATTTCAGAATTAAAATATTGAGGACTATCATCTCTTGTGGCATTGTATTGATAATGCTCTGGCATAATAGGACAACCACCCCAGCAATTTTCATTAGCTAGCAATGATAGTTTTACTGGTTTATCAATAGATGCACAATATTCTTTTGCTTCGATAACTCTATTGAGAGCATCTTTATCTCTCATTAAATCTCTATCAAGATTTACATAGTGAAATCCTGCTCTAGCACAAGCAACAATTTCATTTGCTTTTGTGACTTCTCTAAGGATTGTGTTTTTGATAAACAGTTCAGGAAATTCTCTTTGAATTTGTCCTGAAGAAACCCATGATGTATGAGGTAGAGTTACAATACGAACACCCTTATCATACAAAGGTTTAAAATTTTCTATCCACAGATCTAGATTTTTTTGATCTGGTCTAATCCACATGTTATTAAATGTGGCAGACAAAGGAATACCTGTCTCTTGAGAAATAAACAATGCATTTCTTGTAGTTCCACTAACAGGATCAACTACAAAAATATCACCCATCGCATCCTGATTAAAAGGAGGAATACGACAGGTAAAATATAGATCGTAAATTAAATGTTTATGCTCAATGAGGAATGGTATAAAAGTCTCCTCAGCAAATTTTTTATTGATCTTCGGGTTGATCGGCAGACTGAAGACGCTTGTCATTGAGTTGGTCACGGATTTGATCTAGGAGAGGGATGTTAAGGTTGTGTTCTACACCATGGAATGTAGGAACTTGAACGTCAGGAGATTCTGCATATGCTTGAAAATACTTCTCTGTTCTTCCTTGAATCTTATCCATAGAGATCTTCATCAAACAAGCATACTGAGATGCAACATCAAGAATACCAACTTGATCTTCTTCTTTCATCATAGCAATAGAATCCATGTTGCCAATACCGACTCTACCATTTGCCATAATATCTAAAGCAGCTTGTTTACCAAGTCTTGCAATCCAATACTTTCTTTCATCTTCTTCATCCCATTCAACTGAATCCAATAGATCTTGTTTTGTTAGACCTTTGTCTTTAATATAATCTATGAAAACTTGAAGTTCATATTCTGCTTGACCCTTTCTTCTATTCCACATTTCTTTATCGAGTTCAGCAAACTCAACTTCAGCTGCAGCAAATTCAATATCAAACTCATCTCCATCTTCTGCTTGGAGTTTCTCTAGTAAAGCTTTATCACGACGCAAACGAATATCTCCCTTCTTTTCATCGAGGAGCATTTTTTCATATTGATGTGATCGATTCTCGATCTCTAACAAAACTTGTTTTAGTTGTCGATCTTCTGTGACATGTGATTTGATCACATAGTCTAAAATTTGATTCTTCGACATACCAAGAGATACTCTTACAGCAATATCTCTAATTTCTTTATCTGTAATTACACCCATAATAAATCAAAAAATAATGATTAGAACTTGATACCAGGAATTACCTCATCTCTAATTAAAACACCCTGTTCGTTTTGGGTGTATTTATTTTCTTCTTTTGCCTGTTGTTCTGGCATTGGAAGACCAAGGTAGTTCTCATATAACCTATTTATCTTCCTAATTGTATCGCAATCTGAGAACTCTTTTTTAATTTCTGAAGACTTAATGTAGAGTGCTTTTACATTTCTGTTGTAAGCATTTCTTTTTTCTTGAATTTTTGTTTTTAAATCAACTGGAGCTACACCCTTTGCTACTGACAATTCTCTGATGATGTAATCATTATTATTATCTACATCGTCATTTTGATATTCCCATGTCTTTTTCTCTAGTGCAGAAACACCTTCGTCTAAAGCTAAGAACCTTTGTTCAAAAGTTTGTTCTACAATTAACTTTGCTAGGAACTTCATAGTTCTTAGAATAGTATCATATCTCTTTTGTGTGACAGGAACTGCTACTTTAGGTCCTTCAGGTGCCATATCAGCATAAGATAGATTATCAAAATCTGCCTCATTTTTTAAATCATCAGCAGGAACTTTAATGGTAGAACGAATATCACCAAGACTTCTCATACCAAATACTGCCATCTCTTTATCCATCTCGACAAATCTGTCTGATAAAGAATTTATACCATTTACGTCTTCAGAATCCAACGAGAAAACATACCAATCAAGAACAGAGTTGATTGGTTGGTATGTAAGTAATTTTGTTAGATCGGGGAGTTTACCAACGAAATATCTTTTTGTCATGCTTATACTCCTGTGTAACCGCTAGCTAGTGTACCATATTCAATAGCAGCACCCGATGCTCTACCAGGTGTTCCCTGAGAGTTGAGACTGCCATTTAATCCAAATGAGTGTGTGGAGAAACTTACTTGACCACCAGTATTGTTCTGACCACCATCATACATACCGTTCATAAATCCATGTGTCATTCCCGTATGGAATGTTTCTTCACCAGTAGTTGCTGGTTTACTAACAGATCCTAGGTTAGAACCAGTAGTGTCATCTCTTCTTGAAAGTGCAGCGTTGGTTTGGTAACCACCTGCAGTGTTCCAATAAGAGAAATTAAGACGTGAGTTCCAAGTCTTGTTAGTTCCATCAGTGCCAGGAGCAGAACTCCAACCAGACCACGATTGAGTTGACCAGTCAAAGCTGTATCCATTACCACCTTGCTTATACCAACCTTTAGTTTCGCCATAACCACATGCAGGGTTATCACCACCAGTAGATCCGCCGCCACTAACAGTTGATACACTGTCATTAGTTAAGTCGTATCTGTCTGGGTTGTTGTTATTGTTTCCACAAACATATGCATACTTAAAGTCTCTCTTCATAACAGAAGTTCTGTTTCTTGAAGTCTGCATCGATGTTGCAGCACCAGCATTGGACTCAGTGACCATGCTGAAACTAGAAACATAGTTACCAGTATTGTTCCAACCGTTTGCTGTGCAGAAAACATATGCTCTCATAGCAGAGTTTTGAGCACCTGCTGTGTATGCGTCAGACTGATCAATTCTGTCGCCAATGTTAGCGTTACTAAACGTAGCATGTGTACAACGGTTGATGTTTCTCCATGCAGCACCACCTCGGTAACCTGCTGCTGGATATCCTCTAGTAATATTAAAACCTTCGGCAAACTCAACAATGTTTTCCCAATAAGCGTTAGTACCATCTGATTTCAGTGTGGCTCCAACGGTGCTTGAATCACCAGCACTTGCAGGAAATTGCTCTGGTAAAGTTGAAAATGGCGCACCATTTACAAGCAAACTATTACTGCCAATATCAATATTACCACCGAAGGTACATGAACCATCCGTATTCAACGAAATGTTGGGATTGGTTGAACTACCTGCGGCGGTATATTTAAGTTGATCTACTCTTAATTCTGATGCCATGGATAATAGGATCTCCTACCTTTACTATTTAGACGATGTTCCAGCTACCGCCATCAGCAACTGTGATCACAATATTGTTATTTATAGTGATAGGACCAAAACTACCACAGTTTGTTCCATTAGGAACAGTAATGTTCTCAGCAACAACTTGACTGTTTGCTTTGAAGATACCGTAGGAGTC